TCATCTTCTGTTATCGCACAGCGTGCAGAAGTTGGCGACAAGATTGCCGCTACAAACCTCGGTTCAAATGCTAAGATTGCTGCTATCTCCACCTCTGGCGATACCACAACCATTACGCTAACCGTTGCTAACACTGGTACAGTTTCTGCAACAACCACTGTAACTGTAACTCCAGTAACCCGTGTATTCGATACACTTCTCTGCGGACAGCAAGCACTTGCTGAGGCTGTTGCAGAAGAGCCACACATCGTTATCGGTAACGTAACCGACAAGTTGATGCGCTTCCGCCCAATGGGCTGGTACGGCGTACTCGGCTTTGCTCGCTATCGTGAAGAAGCGCTGTACAGAATCGAGACTGGTTCTTCAATCGCTGCTAAGTAGTTGATTGACTCTGCAGGGTAGGCATATTAGAAAAGTCTACCCTTCGGGGTGAGTTCACTAGGAGGAACAATGACAACCTGGTTATTCCGGACACCCACTGTTAAAGAGGGTCCTGCCGCTGAGGGCAGATTGTTTTACTTCTATAAACTTGACAGAGGTATTACAATAGTACTAAAGCCAACCGGTGGCTATGCCCAGATAAGATACCCTGTAGATGGGGATTTAAATTCTTATCCGCAAGTATACCGAGGTGGTTCTCAATACGAGGTGGACGACGCAACGAAGGCAGCATTAATCGCTGGTGGAGTTGGTGTTACAGAAAGTAATTTTACTGCGATATGAAACATTGGGAGTATCATCCTGAGTCAGTCGAAGGTTGCTTTGGCTGTAAGGGACTAAGCGTCCAGATGAATGCTGGGGATGCTGATAGCCGTAGGGTTATGCCAAATAAAGCATTCAACAAAGAATTGGATGCCTATAAAGAGGCTAGAGCCCAAGGCATTCAGCCTGCTGGAACTTCTATGAGGAAAATCCAAGAGGCAGTAAAGGCTAGTGAGACATTAGGCAGAGCATATGACTCTAGCAAGATGCCTCCAGCAAAAGCAATAAATAAAAAATCAGCAGCGATAATGAAAGAACTAGGAGTATAGAATGCCAAAGGTAAACGGAAAGAAGTTCCCATACACAGCCAAGGGTAAGAAGATGGCTAAGGCGTATGCAGCAGCCGAGAAGATGGAATCCAAGGCTGAGAAGAAAATGGAAATGAAGAAGGGCATGAAGAAAGTTGCAAAGAAGCGAGGAAAGAAGTAATGAAGGCGAAAAAGGGAATGGGCTTCAAGGCGGCACAGAAGTCAATCGCCAAGAAACAAGGTGTGTCGATGGAGCGTGCTGGTGCAATCCTCGCATCTGGAGCCCGCAAAGCCTCAAAGAAGGCAGTCAAAGCCAATCCGAATCTCAAGAAGGTCCGTGGCATGACTAAGAAGAAGGGTAAGTAAATGGCCAACCCAATCAAGAGAGTTGTTAACCGAGTAAAGACTATAGCCCGAGAGGTAAGAGATATCCCTACAGCGTATGGAACTACTCTTGCTACTCAGCAGGACTATAGAGGTGGTAATCCTAAGGATAGACCAAAACTAACTCGTAATGTAAATCAAGCCAGCAAGAATCTAGATAGACAAATTGCTGAGGCTGCTAAGGCAGTACTAACTGGAAAGTCCGGAACTTCATCTGACAAGTCTAATAAGTACGGTAAGTACAAGTCAGGAAAGATGCGATGAAGAAGACTGCTAAGCAAAAGAAAGTATCCAAGGTAATGCGTGAGTTTAAGGCTGGCACATTACATTCTGGTAGAAACCCAAAAGGCCCAAAGAAGGCTCCAGTAGTTAAAAGCCGTAAACAGGCTATCGCTATCGCTCTATCTGAAGCAGGCATGGCTCGTAAGAAGGCTAAGAAGAAGTAATGTCTTCAGGTAAGTATAAGCCTCACAGGGGATTTAATCCAATCCAAATTAAGGACGGTATGGTTGTGAGGCTTAGAAAAAATGGAACCGTCAAAACAGTTCTAGGAAGGTATGGCGAATATGGCAAAAAAACCGGACCCAAGGCTTAAGAGAGCCGGAGTATCAGGCTACAACAAGCCTAAGCGTACACCTAACCACCCGACTAAATCGCATGTGGTTGTGGCTAAAGAGGGAAGCCAAGTAAAAACTATCCGTTTCGGTGAGCAAGGCGCAAAGACTGCAGGAGCCCCTAAGGCTGGTGAGTCTGAGCGTATGAAGATGAAGCGTAAATCTTTTAAGGCAAGACACAGTAAGAATATTGCTAAAGGTAAAATGTCTGCAGCCTATTGGGCTGATAAGGTTAAGTGGTAATGGCATACACAAACCCTGCGCTTCGTGAGCGAATTAAGAATAAGATTATGGCTAGCGGTAAAGGCGGCAAGCCTGGCCAATGGTCTGCTCGCAAAGCACAACTTGTGGCTCAGGAGTATAAGAAGGCTGGTGGTGGCTACTCAGGTAGCAAGACTAGCAAGCAGAAGTCTTTAAGTAAGTGGACTAAAGAAGACTGGGGTACTAAGTCAGGTAAGCCTAGCACACAGGGCAAGAAGGCTACTGGTGAAAGGTATCTACCGAAGAAAGCCAGAGAGTCTTTATCTGCTTCTGAGTATGCTAAGACATCAGCCAAGAAGCGTGAAGACTTACGCAAAGGCAAACAATTTTCAAAGCAACCAAAGTCAATAGCAAAGAAAACTTCGAGGTATAGATAATGGCAACAGGCACAGCAGGTAGTTCATTTGCCAGCGAACTAAATCGCTTGGCTAACGGTGGGACATATCCGACAATTGCTAACTATAAAGCACCAACTGCTGCTGCCAATGTCTACGCTGGGACGACAGGGCTAGCACTTATTGCTGCTCTTAATAAGAAGGCTGATGCTAATCGTCAACCTTCTGCGTATAAAGCACTTGGGGGCATCTGCAACGAACTAGCAGGAACAACAGACTTATCACCAACTGATGCCCTTAGGAGCATAAACCTATGAGTTATACTTTCTCTGAAATGGTAGATGAAGTCCTGATTAACTTGTCAGGATATACCTACCAACAGGACCGCTCCACATATTTGACAACTGCTGTGACTACGCTCACATCCCCAAGTTCTTCCCCTCTTATCGTAAGCCTTGGTTCTACCGACAATGTTGGTAAGGGTATCATTGAAATTGACGATGAGTTGATGTGGGTAGATTCATTTGATAGGGTTGCCAATACGGCAACGATTGCACCATACGGCCGTGGCTATCTAGGCACAACTGCTGCTACCCATGCCATTGATGCTAAGGTTACTATCTCCCCAATCTTCCCACGCTATGTTGTGAAGAAAGCCATAAATGATACAATTCGGGCAATTGGTACACAGTTACTTGCAGTCAAGCAGACAACCTTTACATATAACCCACCAGTAACCACATATGAATTCCAAAGTTTGAACATTGAGAATATCCTAACTATGATGTGGCAAGATGTTGGCCCAAGCCAAGAATGGATTCGTATCCGTCGTTGGGACTTTGACCCATTTGCCGATACAGGAGTATGGGGTAGCGGTAGCCAGACTGTAACAATTGGTGACTATATTACAGCGGGCCGTACTGTAAAAGTGATGTACACCACACGCCCAGAAGAGTTTGTCAATCCATCTGATGACTTTACAACAGTAACTGGACTATCTTTATCCGTCAAGGATGTTGTAGTACTAGGTGCTGTATACCGACTATTGACATACCTAGACCCAGCCCGTGCTTCTCAGATTGCCCCACAAGCAGATGAGATTGATGCAAAGCGCACCTTCGCTGCAGTCACTGGTGTAGTACGACAAATCTACGCTCTTTATACAACACGCCTTAATGAAGAAATTCAGGCACAGCAAACCCAATATCCACCACGAGTTCACTACACCCGATAGGAACATAGATGACAACACGCCAATACTCGTCCCGCTCACAGCAGACAACATTAACTGCTGCTATTACCTCCGGTGCTACCTCTATCACAGTGGTGTCTGGAACAGCCTTATTAGGTGGTGTATCTATTCCGGCAGGCCGTACCTTTACTCTGGTCATTGACCCAGATACGGCGATTGAAGAAATTGTAGATGCCACGGCTAACCCGAGTACCCATACCTTTACGATTACCCGAGCCATTGATGGCTCTTTAGCGCAAGACCATTCAGCGGGTGCGGTAGTTAGACATATGGCTATTGGTAGAGATTACCGAGATGCCAACCTACACGCTGAAGCAACTACTGCTTACAATGACGGTGGCGGTAACGCTCAGTCTATGCACGGCATTGCTGCAGGTGAAGGTGATGTAGTAGGTACACTTAAGACACAGACACTTACTAATAAAACTCTTACCTCTCCTACAATTTCTAACCCAACTCTTACAGGAACTCCGTCCGCTGAAGCAAGCATTGTCTTTGAAGGTTCAACTGCAGATGCTCACGAGACTACTCTTACAGTAGTTGACCCAACACAAGACAACACAATTACCCTACCTAATACAACAGGTACAGTAGTAATTGCTGATGCAACTCAGACCCTAACCAATAAGACTTTAACTAGCCCGACCATTTCTGGTAGCCCAGTAATTACGGGTCTATCTAGCGCAGGTATGGTTTCATCCTCTGCTACCCCTAAGGATTATGTAGATAGCATTCTAGGCTCTGCTACCGCTGCAGCCACATCGGCAGCCTCCGCTGCCACTTCGGCTAGCAGTGCCGCTACAAGTGCCTCTAGTGCCTCTACAAGCGCTTCTAGCGCCCTAACCAGCGCCAACAGTGCATCTACCTCAGCCACAGCAGCAGCCACCTCTGCGTCCTCTGCAGCGACTTCTGCGACAGCAGCAGCAACCTCAGCATCTTCTGCTAGCACCTCTGCTTCTTCGGCTTTGACTTCAGCAAACTCGGCTTCTACTTCAGCCTCGTCTGCTTCTACTAGCGCATCATCTGCCTTAACTTCGGCTAACTCGGCAAGTACTTCGGCTACCGCTGCAGCAACTAGCGCTTCCAGCGCCAGCACATCTGCATCATCAGCACTAACATCTGCTAACTCTGCAGCAACCAGTGCTTCATCTGCTGCTACATCTTATGACCAGTTTGATGATAGATATCTAGGTAGCAAGACTTCTGACCCAACTGTAGACAATGATGGTAACCCACTTCTAACTGGAGCGCTTTACTTTAACTCAGTAACCAATGCTATGAAGGTCTATAGCGGTTCATCTTGGGGTAACGTAGCACCTGATACATCTAACTTCGTAGACAAAGCCCTATGGACGGCTAAAGGTGCTTTAGTATCTGCAACAGGAGCCTCTGTTCCTGCAGCCATAACTGTCGCATCAACTAACGGCTATATCCTTGCAGTCAATAGCGCAACTGCTACTGGCTTAGAGTGGGTAGCCCCAAATCCTGGCGACATTACAGGCGTCACCGCTGGCACTGGTTTATCTGGTGGCGGAACATCTGGCGATGTAACTTTAAGTATTGACTCAACAGTAGCAACTCTTACTGGCAGTCAAATTCTTACAAACAAAACAATATCAGGTAGCAATAATACTCTATCTAATATTGGCAATTCGTCCCTAACCAACTCATCAATTACTATCAATGGTTCATCCGTATCTCTAGGTGGCTCTGTTACACTAAGTACTGTAGACCCTATTGAGGTAATTATGGGCGTACTTCTCTAGAAAGGCACAGTAACTAATGGCTGTCGTATCCAAAGTCCTTGCTCGCACAGCAGCAGCGACAACATCAACAACACTATACACAACTCCTTCAGGTAGCACGGCTGTGGTTACCAATATTGTAATCTGCAACCCAACTGCCTCTGCAGTTACCGCATCAGTTTTGCTTAATGATATTGACCTGATTGGTTCAGTATCTATTGCAGCAAACTCAGTATTTGGCTTTGACCTAAAGCAGGTACTACCAGCAACTCAGACAATTAAAGGAAGCGCCTCATCTACCTCGGTTGACTTCCACATTAGCGGAGTGGAGATTTCCTAATGACTATTCAAGTATTCCCAACCCCAGTTGCAACAGCGTCTGGTTTAGGCGATGGAGTTACACTAACTACCGCAAACGCTCAATATAAAGTTACTAAAACTTTTGATGCTGGAGTTTATACTTTTACTTGCGCTGCAGCAAATACAGCAACTATATCATTTTTTAATGCAACATCACAGATTGTTACCGGAACAACATCAAGCGGTACGGTAACTTTAAATCTTGCTAGCGCTGCAACTTATGCAATTCTTAGTAGCGCTACAGCAAATTTACAGACTGTTATTACTAGAACGGCATCAGCACTAACTGGTACTGAACTTAGTGGAACTATTGATACAATTAATTCTACTGGAAATTACAATACAACTGGGGCGCTATATGTTGTAGCAGTAGGCGCAGGCGGTGGTGGCGCTGGTGGATTCCCTGGTTACAATACAGCCCAGCGCAAAGGTGGCGCAGGTGGTGGTGCAGGTTTTGTTGCTACTGGATTAGTATACACCAATACTGCTACTGCTGTAAATATTGGAGCAGGTGGCAATGGCGGAAATGGTGCAAACAGCGGAGCAAATAATCAATTTGGTAATGCTGGAAATGCAGGGGGTTCTACTTCTTTTGGTAACAATATAAGTGCCTCTGGTGGTAACGGCGCCACATCGCATAATGCAAACAATACAAGCAATCCTGGCAACCGTGGCGGTGGTACAAGTGGTGTTGCTGGACAAGGAGGCGCTGGACAAACAGTCTCTTTATCAGCACCGTCAATGTATGCAAATGGCAATTTTGGTGGCGGTGGCGGAGGAAGTGGCGGTGACAATCAATTAAACGGTGGCGCTGGTGGTACAGGAAATCTTGGCAATGGCGGTGCTGGGGGGCAAAGTTTAGATGTTACCAACGGCGGCAACGGAAATACTGGAAGCGGCGGTGGTGGCGGGGGTGGCACTTATTCGGCTCGTGCTGGTGGCGCTGGAGGTAGCGGTGTAATATATGTATTGAGAGGATTCTAATGGTTAACTACGCTTACATAAAAGACAATAAAGTAATTAATATTGTTGTATTTGACTCTGAAAAATCTCAAGAATTTTTAGATTCTTGGAAAGATACAATAGGGGTTGATTTAGCAATTAAGGTAATTGATGGAGTATACATCGGTCAAGATTTTATTGATGGTGAATTTATATTTCCAGATGAGTTAAATGAGGAAATTATTAGTTTAGAAAACGACTCTGAACCAATAAATTAAATGTATATAATATTGAGTTATACTGGTTAATAATATATTTATCAGTATAACTCAATTAATATTAGTTAGGGGACGCGTATGAAAAAGATAATATTTACAAACACTTTTTTGAATGAAGAAATAGAACCTCCAGTTCCAGCCAGTTTAATAATTCCAGAATGGTATAAGCAAATGGAGTCCTATGTAGGTGGTTTAAAAAAACCACCACTAGATGGAGGCACAGCATCTACCATTAAAAGGTGTATGCCTGTTTTTGACTCTATAACTGCTGGATATATTATAACTTTACCTGGGGATTTATATGTGACACAGGTAGATGGACAGCCATATTATAGATGGACAAGTAATACTGTGGTTGAGTTTCACGGGCGAGCACAGTTAAATACTTATCCTAATCATAAAGATTTAAATAGTTTTCCTAAATTTACAAACCCTTGGTCAATAAAGACACCAAGGGGGTATTCCTGTTTATTTACTCAACCCTTTCATCGCCCAACAGTATTTACAATTCTAGATGGAATTGTTGATACCGATAAGTATACCGCCCCAGTCAACTTCCCGTTTGCGTTAAATGATATGAAATGGGAGGGTATGATTTTAAAAGGAACTCCGATAGCGCAAGTTATACCTTTTAAAAGAGAATCTTGGAAGTTTGAAATCGGGCAAGAAGATTCTTTCAAAGAACAGAAATCAGTTACCAGTAAACTTCGTTCAAAATTATTTGATTCTTATAAAACGCAATTTTGGTCTCGCAAGGAATTTAAATGAAAAACATTTATTTTATGAGCGGACTTCCAAGGAGTGGTAGCACCCTTTTAACAAGCATACTTAATCAAAATCCAAATATTTATTCTAGTCATCGTACCGACCTTTTGAATGTAATGAAAAATATTGAGTCTGAATATAATAACTTTGAAAGCGTTCGGGCTGGGAATAGAATTAATTCGGGACAACAAATCTTAAGTGGGGTTGGACAACTGTTTTATTCTGACATAAACAAACCGTTTATTATAGATAAAAATAGATGTTGGTCAATTCCCTACAGTATGCGACTTGCTCAAATGATATCTAATCCAGTAAAAATATTATTTCCTTATAGGAAACCTATAGAAATATTAGCAAGTTTTATCAGACTGGCTGAAAAATATCCAAATAATTTTATTGACCGTAATATGATACAAGAAGATTTTTTACCATATTACTATCTTCCTATAAACGATGCACGTTGCGAATGGTTGATGCAAAGTAGAAACCAAATAAGTTTCGGGCTTTTTGGTTTACGACTTGCTCAATCTAAAGAGTATAAAGATAATATACACATTGTAGAATATGATAAACTCTGTAAAAATCCTCAAGAAGAAATAAATAAAATTTATAATTTTCTTGAGATTGATTTATATAACCATAATTTTAATAATATTATTAATATTGAAAATCAAAATGATATTGCGGAATATGGTATACCAAATTTACATTCAGTCAGAAATGTAATATCTATATCCAAAACAAATCCAGAGGAGATACTTTCTGAGTATATTTTAAATAAATATTCTCAAGATGGTTTATTAATATAGTTAGGGGACAATATGATAGGAAAGAATGACACTGTAGCCATTGGCTGGTGTGACAATGGCACCACTGATGGCAAGTTTACTGAAGGACTAACAACAGCAATCATTGCTGGACCAGCCAACGGTATGATGATTAACACCAGCATCAGAGTCCAAGGCAATCAGATTGGCAGGCAACGCCAGAATTTATTTGACCATTGGGCAGATAAACTCAAGACTGACTGGCTACTCTGGGTTGATTCAGACATTGTACTGAACCTAGATGCTATGAAGAAACTATGGCAGACAGCAGACAAGATTAATCGTCCTGTTGTCAGCGGTGTTTACTTTATATCTAAAGAGAATGAGGGCACGCTGATGCGCCCATTCCCAGTCTTGTTTGACAATGTAGATGAGTACCAGATTAAGTATCATCACCCGCTACCTGAGAATCAGGTGCTCAAGGTTGACTGTGCTGGCTTTGGTTTTGTCTTAATGCACAAGTCAATAGTTCCTAAGATGCGTGAGGCTAACCCTGGTAAGGGTATGTTTATGGAAACTGGTGATGGTAATGATGACCATTTCATTGGTGAAGATATTATTTTCTTTAGAAGAATGCAGAAGGCAGGCATTCCACTATACGCCCATACTGGTGCTTTAGTTAAACATATGAAGCGCTTCAGCGTTGACTATGATTACTACGCATTGTATTGGGCTAATGAACATTTAAAGCAGAAACTTAAAGAACAACAAGGCTAGGAGAATAAGTGGCTGGTCGTGATATTACCGAGGGACGCCCCACTCGGGCCATTGCTGTAGATGTTGGTGTACTTGCCGATACTTCTGTATGGCAGAATACCGATGTTGCCTACGATGTGGCTATTGGTGGTATGCCGTTTATCTATGCTATATCAGACTCTCGCCCCTATATCCGACAGACTGCACCTTATCGTAAGGAACAGTTTGATAATCAGACAGAGCCGGGCGAGCAATCCTTAACTGGCTGGTGGATTCGTAGTCAGTCATCGTTCCACGATGGTGCAGGTGTTGAGTTCTATGACCCAGCAATTATACCAGGTGAAGGTACATTCCGATTTAAAGATAGCCGTGGTGTGGATGTTTGGACGCAAGGTGAAGTAACGCTACTAAACAATACAGCCAACGCTCATTATATAACCAGCCCTACTGTCAACAATGGCAGGGCAACTCAAGCCGTCCGCAGCATACGATGGTCTAACACTGATGGAGTTTTATTACTAGACGGATATGATGTAGATAAAATTTCAGTAAGCGGAACAGTTACCGACTTTATTGATTACAATGCTGGAACCGATGATAAGGTTTATGCCATCTGTGATGATGGCGTTACTGCTTTCTGGGTAACTAATGATACTGGTCCATCAGGTAAACTAGAAGTAAATAAAAAAGCATTAACAGGTACTAGCGCTACTACTGCCACAGTTATGTTTACCATTAATGGTATTACGGTAACCAATGCAACTATGGAATATATTAAAGACCGTATTGTCATGGGTGCCAATAATAAGATATACGAATTCTCAACTACGGCTAGCAGTGCACCAACTGCTGTGTATACCCATAGTGATGAGAACCATATCTTTACTAGCATTACTGCATCTGGCACTGCTATCTATGTGGCTGGCTTTACTGGCGTTCAGTCTAGCATTTATAAGTTTACTTTAAGCACAAGCACGGGTTCT